TCCAGCCGGGAGCCTCGAATTCAGTCAAGAAGGTGTAAAGCTCCTCGCCTGAAGATTGATTCTTTCTGAAGCCTTCGATGTTCCTTATGAAGCGTTCCCGCGACTGAGCCGAAGCGAGCCCCTTCAATTCGCGTTCGGGTTTGAGTTCATCGGCATAAGCAAGGAGCTTTCCGTATACCTCATCTTTTACGGGTAGATCCCAATCGACCGCGGAGGCGATCGGTTTAGGTGAGTCTGCGATAAGCGCGGGTTTTGCTCCCATGCCGCCGAACAGCGAGCCCGTTTCGTTCATCAGTGGTTTCAGCGCCGCCCTCGGGTTCGTCAAAAGCTGCTCGCCCATTCGCTCCAGGGCCAAACCTGAACCCATCCCGGCAAGGACATTGAACGGTAACGCCGCCCCCGGAACTTTCTCCCCGATGTGCTCCGTCGCCGCTCCGATCGGGTAATCAGCCGCGGCTCCCATGATTCCGCTCGCCGCCGATCTTCCAAGGGCCTGGGGCACCTTGCTTGCCAGAAGGTTCCGCAAGAGAGATCCGCCGAGGCCGCCGGCCCCCGCCGATACCGGGTCAATCCACGGATCTTCGAGAGGCTTATCCCCTGCGCGAAGCTGACGGATTGATTCAAGGTCAGGATTCGGCCCGTGAGAGGAAAACAGGTCGCCGTTGTAACCATTCACCGGGTGCGAGGCTGCCACCTCTTGCTCTACCCGCTGGCGCATATCGGCTTGTCTCCGGCCCTCCTCATACTCGGCCATGAGCTTCATGCGGGCGGCCCTCACGAGCATATCGCCTTGAGTCATCATGCCGCGTATACCTCAGAGTAACCGGATTTCTCGGGCTTCGCTCGATCTGCGATGTTGCCGAAAAGAACGTCTCCGGTGTCCTCTGTTCTTGAGGACCGCGCCCGATTGTGTTTCCCGATGTTTCGAAGAAGCATCACGACCATGTATTGAAGCGCATCGTGAACATGGGAATATTTATTCTTCTCGGGTTTATCCTGGTAGAGCCCTGTCGTTCCGATTTCTTTGTAACAGTAGCCGCCCATGAAGCCGTTAATGAGCCGGACGCATGAGGGGTCGATGAGGAAAGCAGGTTCGCCCCGCGAGAGTCTCCCGAGCTGGTATTCGACCGACTCTCTTCGGGCCTCCCAATTCTGTTCGCTCGGCTTCAGCTCAATCCCGGCCTCGTCCCGCATCATCTCGGCGTTGCTCGTAAGCCCGCCGCCCGTCCGTGAGAACTTCGCCTCTCCCGCCGGATCTCCCCATTCCACCCACTCGGCGTTCGGCCATCGCGTGTTCCGATCGGCCACGACATAGTTAGCGAAGTCAACGATCCCCATCCGCTCGCTATGGTACTCCTTTAAAACGTGAAGTATCCCCGGCGAAGGGATGTAGGCCACGATACAGGCCGGCGTGTTCCCGGTGTTGTCCCATCCGGCGTAAAGCTTTGCCCCGTTGAAAACAAGCGGATCTGATGCTACGTGCATCTTCCTTGCGAAGTTGTGATAGACGTTCTTCCCTCTGACCTGAATGCCCGGTAATCCTCGGATGTACCGATCAGCCCAATCCGGATTGTCGGCGTAATCCTGAATCAGCGCCGCGTAATAGTTCGGCGGAAGGTTCGGCGTGTTCTCGCCGGCCGGTTGCCAGAAGCCGAAATGATCCTCAAGGGGTTGTCGTGTCGGTATCGGACCGGGTACGTCCGTTAGCCATTTAAATTGCGTGTATGTCGGGTCTTCAACATCCGGGGGGTTCGTCGTTTCAATCCCGTATCTCACGGGGCATTTCTTGGGGTATCGGCCGATCCTGTTTTTCAGCATCAGCTTCACATCGGAGCCGACTTCGATCGACTCATCCAGCCAGTAGCCGGTAAGCTCAAGGCTTTTAAAATGCCGAACGTCCTTCGGGTTGTCGCAAGAACGGAAAAGGATTTCAACCTCGATCCCCTCTTTGGGGTATTTCAGGATGTAATCTTTCCGCTGAACCCGGTATTCCCCCCACGAAAACCAGTCGAACACCGTTTTCTGCGTCGTGTCGATTAACTCCGGGTAGGTGTTCCGAAGGATAAGCCACCGCGATTTCTTTAGCCCGTGCTGACTGGCCAGCAGCATCGGGAGGTAATAACAAAGCTCCCATGCCGCCGCCGTGGTCTTTCCCGATCCGACCGGACCGACAATACAGCGGATCTTCCCGGGATGCCGGTGAAACGCCGCAAGAGTCGGAAGGGGCCGGTATGTGATCCGCTCGTCAGCCATCAGCCTTTAGCCTTTAGCCATTGGAGGCGCATCGATGATGATGTTTCCGGTGTGCTCGATCTCTTGTCTCTCGCCGTATTTCTTCGGCTTGAGCTTTGAGGCCACCCATTTTCGGGCATCGACTCTGAGCCTTGCGCGCTGAACGTCCCCCTCTTCTTCGTCGGCAATCGCGATGATTTCATCCGCGAGCGTGTCTGCCTGCTCCTCTTTGGCTCTTGTGTACCTGTCGCAAAAGTCTGGCCTGGCCGCGAGCCATCGGTATATTGTGGCCGGGTCGGGCTTATCTTCTTCGCGACAAATGGCTGAAAGCGACTCCCCGTTCGTTAGCCGGGTGATAATCTTGTCGGCTATCGTTTCGGAATAAACGGTGGGTCTGCCGGTTCTCGCCATTATTTCGCTCTCCGCTTCCTCATCAGCTCTTTCTGATATTCCCGGCGCTTCTCGGGATCGCGCCCTTTGTAGGTCGATGAGTTAGCCGACTCGATAGCCGATGGGATAGCCACGTTAGCCAACCTCTCAGCTTTGGGAACGGAGCCCTTACACGCTTGGGTGCTCCAGTGTCTCTCTCCGCATTTCGGGCATTTAGGGGCTTCCATCAGGATTCTTTCGCCTCTTCGATTGCCGCCATAACAGCCTCTTCGGGTGTATCTCGCCAAAGACGGGATTCAACAATAACGGTTCCCCACCAATCATCTCCGCTCGAATGGCAAGCCTCTCCGACCCCTTCGACCGAAAGCGCCCATTTGCCGTTGTCGTCATTAACGAGGGCGGGGCTATATCCTTTTTCGGTGAGCTTTTGAAGTTCGGCGTTGATGTCAAGCATTTTAAAAACTCCCCAACTTTTGAGGCTCAAGGCCGGGTTTTGTGTTAAAACTTGGGGAGTCGAACGGTCCTTGATGCGTGAAACTCATCGGCATCGCCCCGCGCTGCTGATATGTTGCCTTGCCATCTCGAACGTCACAACCGTAAATTACCTGTTGCAGAATGTCATCCACCCCCACAATTCGAGTCGGGCCGACTTCTATTGTTCGGATGGAGTCGCCCGAGAATGTGGTTGAAACGCAAATCACAGGTCCACCCGGCCAAGAATGCTTTCAATCCGGTCCATTGCATCTTCAAGTCTTTCCGCCACCGCTGAAAGGTCTTCGAAAACAGGCGCGACCTCCGGGAGGTTAAAGGCTGGCTCTGGGCCTTGGTTTTTCCCGAGAGATTCACAAAGACACACCGGCCTCAGCGTTTCTGAGATCCGGCACGAGAGGTCTTCGATCCTGTCGGCAAGGCGATGAAGCTTACCGACAACCATCTTTGCCCCTGATTCTGGAGGTGCCACCTTGATACCAATTTCCCCGGCCCTTTTCGCCATAATCCGTTCGGCTTTCTCCGCGCCTTCTCTAATCCTGGCTGCCGCTTCTCCATCATCCAGTGCGGCACACAATGTTCGCCTGCTTCGGTCTGCATTCTTCCTCCTGTTCCTCCTGATTGAGTGACCCCGGATGCTCTCGGCCATTGAGTTGAGAGTCATCCGGAGCCTTTTCGCGGCGAAGGTGGGAGGGACACCCGGCCGCGCTACGGTCCCGGAGGTAGCTTCCGGGCTTTTCTGCACGTTTCGGCAACTTCACATCCGCTCTCGGTCAACCGCGTCCATCGGATGATTTGCCACTTGCCGTCACCGAATACCGCCTCGTCCTCGTCGTCGAGAGTGAAATCGAACGGGACCTCATCGGCATATTCTTCCATCTCATTTTCTTTATACCACAACAGGGAGTGGTAGTAAATAACATATAACCACATATGGAGTGGTTTTTACTCATGTCGATGGATCGCGGGTTTCGGGCGATAAATATTTTTTCATTTCGTGTAAAATAATTCTTGACATCGTAAAAAATTTTATATAAATTGAAATCAACGATAGGGATTAACCACTCACAAACGGAGGGGAAAAAAATGAGAGCAATGATTTTTAGAACAGACGAAATAGGCGGGCAGACCCGCCGGTTTGCCATCACCGATGACGGAGTGGTTTACCTGAATCGCTCGCAGCACGTTGACCTGTGGACCGGGCAGCCGGTAGGGGATAGCTTGGTTCATTTTGGTGCCACCATCCCAACGTCTACGGGATGGGAAAGGTTTACGCCGCGCGATCATGCGGCAATGCGCCAACAGGCGGATAATGTCGTCGCGTATGCAAAGCAATGGGGCATGTCGCTTGAGTGGGCCGACATCGAAGAGACTGCCCCGACAGTCGAAGATCGCATCTAAAAAACTCTCACCCCGATCCGGCGGGGCACCCCGAGCGCCCGGAATTGCGGCTCGGAGGAAAGGAAAAGACATGAAAGAAGAAATCAGATTCTCGGCTGACGGCTCAGTAAACATCGTATGGGACACGGAAACGGACGAGGCCGTCCGGATGCCGTCGCAACATGACATGGACACGCTCCCGGTCGGACGTGATCTTACCGACGATGAGATTGACCTCTTGGACGATTGAGAGGAGAAACCCATGAAACGAATGTTATCCCTCAGGCTCTCCGAGGATCTCATTGAGGAGATCGACCGGGAAGCCGAAACGCAAAACAGAACGCGCACGAACATGGTCGAGCAGGTGCTTTTGGAGTGGTTCCGCGCTCGGAAAGAGAAAAAGGCCGCTTGATTCGGAAGGCCGCTTGCGACTCAACCCGCAA